ATCTTTTCCGCGTTTCCGCATCAACTGCTTTGCGCAATGAATCTAAATTAACCGCTGGTGGGCAAGGTTGCTGCGGCGTTGGTTTATATGATTCCCGTTGCTGTTTAAGCTGCATGAACAAGCTATCTGCATATGTCGCCATGCCGTTGTATGCCTGCTCAAATGCTTTTGTATCAACAGAATCGGTTATCACTTTAACCGTGGTATCGACCGGAAAATTAAAATAGCAATAAGCAGCGGCCTTTGGTTTATGTTCATTAAACCAGTCATTTGCCTTTCGTTCGTTCATGCAGGATGAAAGCAATGCTATTGATAATATGTAACTAAGTAACTTCATGGTTGTTGTTCATCAATTTTATTCGTCTTTTTGGCGGCATCAATGAAGGTTTTAGCCTGTTCACCGAAAACCAATCCCAGGCAGGTTAATAGCAACGAAAATAATTGTACCTGCAGCGAGCTATCCAATGTTTTGCACCAGAATATATTTGCGAGTATCTCGGTGCCGAATAACAGGAAAGCGGCGTACATGATCACGCGCTTCGATGAGATTGCGCCGTTAATATCCTTAAGGCTTTCAATTATATGTTTCATGCTCGATCTTGTTTATTTTGTAAGTCTAATTTTATGTCGTTGATATCTTCCCCTATGCGTTCAAGCTTCTCCATAATTTTATTATCGTTTTTTTCGCTGGCATTCAATCGTATTTCAAGCTCTTTTATCTTCACTTGCATTTTCACATAGCCAACCACCATGGAAAACCCGAACGCGAATATTTCAATAACATTGGATAAATTAATTTCTGAAGCCATTCATATTTTCATTTTCGGGTTAAGGAAATTAGATAAGAAGTAATGGTTAATATTATCCGTTCGAAATCCATACAATCCACCAGTCAGTACCATCACTGACAATACCATAGCTTTGTCCGCTTGAAATGGTTGTGCCGGTTGTCAATGAATTTTCTCTGAGTGTTTGACTGGTGGTAATGCTGAATGCGCCCGCGCCTCCATTTTTTATAATGAGCATTCTATTCGTTGAAGATGCAGCGGATGGTAACGTTAGGGTTCTGCCGACAGTCATAGTTTTATAAAGAATAATATAGTCAGTAGAAGCAACCGTATAATCAGCATCGTCAACAATGTGAATATTTGTTTTAATTGCTGCTCCCGTAAGATCGCTTGTACCTCCTGTTGGCACAGCCGCTTTTTTAATTTCCCCAGTCGCAGGATCAGCCCAAAGCATGTTTGCGGCGGAAGCACTATCAATAGTTGCAATCGTAGCTTTCCCATTAACTTGTAATTTGCCTATGCTATTATCTGTTGTTGTACCTATAAGAAGATTGCCAGATGGGGCAATTCGCATACGTTCAGTCCTGTCCGTTGCGAATTGCATCGGCTCAGTGTCGCTATACTGGCTAATGATCATATTCGAACCGGTACCTTCGAGACAGGTCGTATTGGCCTTAAAAAGTGACGCAGGCGTAAAGCCGGTACCACAGGAGAATAATTTTAAATTATTTAGAGAAAAATTACCAGGATCATTACCTACAGCAAAAGCAGCCATAGCAGAACCACTGGCATTGTCATTGGTTAAAAATCCACCGGTAGTAGCATTTTGATTTTTATATGTATTTAAAATTAAAGAGCTTGTCGGATCTTGTCCAATTCCAATGCCCGCATCAGCACGAAAAATATTTCCGTTTAAAACCTTTACTGCGGTTGGATCAACAGAAAATCTTTGTGTAATTGTAGCAGTGGAACCTGCAGTACCAGTTGGTGCTGTATATACGAAAAGATTGCTTCCATTAAACTGTAATATGGAAACTTCATCTGCTACTCTCCTTATCCAGCTACCACCTACGGTGTTGAAATAACCATTGTTAGAAATGAATCCGTTCCCATCGGCGCTGGATTGTACTTCAAGTGTGCCAGCCTTGAATGTACTATTAGCAGTATTGTTTCCTGATATTTCAAATTGATTGATAGGTGTGGTAGTATTAAAACCAATCGAACCATTGTCAAATAAAGAGCCATTGCCAACTGTATTTGCACTTGTAAATTTTGCTACCCGATTTGAAGAGCCTGACGCGTTTCCGCCCCCTCCTGTTGGAATATGCGCTGAAATAAAACTATAGTCCTGTAACCGTTGTCTGCAAAACGGAATACCGAACTGTAGAATCTTAGCTACTACAGCGTCATCCCCCGCTTGATTCAAATGAACTCCATCACCGCTATCAAAGTCCGATTTTAATCGATTGCTACCATCCTGAAGGGTATCCCAAACGCCAGCGATATAATAGGAACTGTACTTTGCTGCAATATAGTTTTTTAGCGGTGTCATCCCCACCGCATTGGTAGTGTTATCCACGGTGTCTTCCGGCATTACAATATGATAAACGATAGCACCTGTAGACTGCTCCAACAGAGTAAGGCTATCATAAGAGGAAACTAACTGGGCAAATGTTTTTCCCTGTCGAAGACTATTCGATCCAATATTATTGATTATAACCCGGCCGCCAATCTTTTTTATTTCATCGATACTTCCCAACGCATATTCAACTCCATCGCCCTCACCGGCATGCGTTACAACAGTAGGATAGGTACTATTTAATTGATTGCCGATTCGACGTGTGAACGCATCAGCAAATCCTAATTGTGTTTTGCTATCGCCTTCCAGTACTAAGGAAGGAAATTGCGTTTCTGCCGATTCGATTTTAAGGTATTGTAGCTGTTGAGTTCCAGATGTGGCATATAACGCGAAATAACAACGTGCCGGCGCTTTTCCGGCACCTGCAGTCGGATCAGGAATGGTGTAGGTTGCTGTAACTGTACTACCACCAGTGGTTACATTATTTGCAGCGACAATGAACGCACTATCACGGTATTCAACAGTAACCTTTATTATATCATTCTGTGAAAACGATATACTTCCAGCACTTGTCTGCAAAACGGTTCCTGAAGACTGTGCTATATAGATGGGCGTTGATAATGAGCTATTCAGTGCCAGACTTCCGCAAAAATCGTATGGAGCAGCTGCATTGAGGTACTTTAGTCCAAAAGCCATTCCACTTGACGCAGTTAATGCACCGGTAAGTTTCACAACTGCTGTCATTTTCCATTTCTGTAGCCCAGTAGGCCCTAATACTTTTAGATAATCAACCCCAAACGTTCCGCTTCCACCGCTTATATCCAGGTACTGCCCGTTGAGATTCATGGTTGCGGAGCCTGCAGGCGTGAAGTCATTCGTGTTAACCCATGAACTTTTTTCGTAAATAGTACCAATTGTTTGTTCCGCCGGCCATTGACAAGTCGAACGCACCATAAGACCGTTGGGTGAAGTTGTGTCGATGTTCGCGATCGGCAAAACCCCCGTCACCGCATTACCATTAGCAAGATTAACCGCACCGAACCCTATTGATGTTCCATTACGCCTCAGCACACCTCCGTCACTACCTGCCGTTATATCCGCCACATTAGCTGTTGCGTTGCTACTATTGCCTATAACCGATAAGCCGGCTGATTGCCGAAATTTGGCGTTTGTGACGGCGTTATTAGCTATTGTTGCTGGCTGAGAACCTATACCTGGTCCAGCTGTAACATCCCCAGTTAATTGATTTAATCCGCCTGCGCCGCCGGCAACTGCCCAGCTCGAATCGGTCGGGTTAAATACATAAAGATTATGACCGCAGCTATCATAAAAAAAAGCTGCCTTCTTTTTATCGCCCCCTTTCAATGAAGCTATACCTGACGGTGCGCCACATCCTGTAGGCAATTGTAAGGTTGAATCATAATTACCACGTGCGGCCCGCAAAGAATCCCTTACTGATATCCATGATAGGAATTTATACGGTTGATTGATCTGCACCTGGCCGCTCGATGATAAAGCAAGACTGATGAATAATATTGATACTAAATATTTTAGCATAACAAAACAAAAAAATTAGAAGTACTGGAATATTGCTATTTGGAATGAACCATCGTCTAATGATGAATCGTTGCTATTATAAATCTCAAAAGTTGTTGTTGTAATATTCGTCCAAGAACGTACCGAAACAGTTTGAGCCACCGGATCTATTCCCATACATGAGATAAAATAACTGGTGCTCCCTAAATTGTGAGTGATTCGGTAATGACCTGTCCCTAATCGAACGTATGTTACGGTTAAAGGTGATGAACTGGGCCCCAAAGGCGTAACGCTCGAACCATCCCCGGCAAAATTTCCCAGGTATCTTAAACGGCAACCAGCGGCCTGATCCGCATATTGTTTATTTACCGGATCGGTAGAGGCGGATGGTGTATATGAAGTGCCGGCACCTTTTAATATAACACTCGATTGCAAGGCGAATAAAGAATCAATTTGGGCTTTTGTATATCCAAAACGGGGGTCATCACCAGCAGCCACAGTTCCCGGAGTAGTACCCACATTTAGAACTGCTGAGTTACCTAAGCCATTATACAATGCGGCCAATACAAGTACCTGTGCTTTTATATTTTTTAGTCCCAATCGGTAACTATTCATGTCGCCGCTGAATACTGGCGACGCGCCTGTAGGGCTTGAAGTGCTTTGCCCGTATAACAACTGGTAAATATTACGGCTATTACCATCGCTGAACGGTTGCGACATTGTATCGGTTGGATTTGGGGCCACATATAGCCCTTCACTGAATGATGTTTGCTGAAAATAAAATAGTCCATTCAAATAAAAAATACCAGGCGCATAAGTTCCTGAAGGCGAACCAGCGGTATAATCGAGGCCCGATATAATCGCAAAATCGGTATTAGATAGCCCTGTAATAGCCTTCAGACCATCAATAACAGCCTCGTTGGCGGCGACTATATCGTCGACAAACCTGGGGTTTCCCAGTCCTGCGTAATGTTTTCGTTTAAAAGGAAATGGAAATAAGCTCATAGTTTAAAAAACTGAAATAATGTATGGAATACCTTGCATCCTGATCTGCTCTACAGTCGCTACTAAATCAGATTCGTTAACAGATGAAGGAATATTTATTGTTACCAAAGATGCCGCCACCCTATCGCCAAACTCACGCTCAAATACGCTAGTTGTTTCACCAAACTCAACATCAAAATTTACCGGAGCATATTCAAACATCGGATCTGCGATAACCGTTAATACACTCTGCGTAATGAAAATTCTTTTAAGCGTTGTGTCATACAGATAATTCAATACATTCGTTAACTGTCCTATTTGCCACTTACAATTTGCTATTAATGCTTCTTTTGTTCTATAAGCTACTAAGGCATCGAAAGGTGGTTGTAAGGGTTGAACGATCGCAGCCAAAAATTTATACAGCAAGGACATTTCACCAGTAGCATTGACGGAAAAATAATTCCGCAAAGTCTCAAATAAAAGACGGCCGTAATTTATGTTCCTGAAGCTACTCATATCGGTGTATAAGCAATATTGTTTTGAATGTTATCAATATAATTGAAGTATCCCGATGCCAGGTTTTGCGAACCAGCGAACGGTGCCCCGTCTATTGTTGTGTTGTAAATAAAAAAATCCCTGATGCCTGGGACATTCGATTTAATATATGCCTGCAAATCACCGGCGAAAAATTCGCCATTGAAAGCAAAAGAATTTCGGAAAGCATTCAAGGCATTAATAAGGTTCGTCTGTAACGTTGGCAGATCATATGTTGCGTAATATGTTGCCGTTGCATTAAAGAACAAGATGTTTCCGGGCGAATTAATAAGCGTTACCGGCAATCCGGGTATTTCAAAATTTACATAGTAATTCTGAAAGGCGCTGAACTGTGGTGTTGTTAATGGTTGTAATAAACCAGTTGTAGCATTCAGCGCAGCGATTTTCAGGTATAATAGTGATGAATTACCGGTAGTAAACTCTTCAAATGCTGCCTGGCTAATAATCTGTTTCGTAGAATCTATAACCGCATAAACAAAATCGAGTGTTACAGGATCAACAATAAGATCATCCCCATACTGAAAGGCCAGCGCTTTGCTTGTATAATACCCGCTTTTCCCGTACCGCTGCGTGTTGATGATATTGAATATCCGGTTTTCAGAGTTTCCAATTTCTGTTATAGTGGTATCTACAGTAACACCTACCGCTTCAGCTACTTTATTGTAAAGTGCCGAAGTACTGGCATTATCAAATCCCAGGGAAATTAAGTTCGCCTTTATGGTATCCTGCGTAGCCATTATAAGAAATTGTTTACAACTCCAAATCTCACATTAACCGTTCCTCCTGAAATAGTTATGTATAATGTGGTAAGGTTCTGGCAATAAAAGTTTTCAATGATCTCAGCATAATCGGCCGGTGAAGTGTCGGGTAATATATCTGTTCCGTTTGGTGTCGTGCCTATTCGTATGGTCGGCGTTCCGGCAGTTCGCAATAAGTGTATGGATTGGATATAAGAATTAGCGGCGAAGTTTTGCTGCGTATTGGCGTTTAGCCCAGTTAACTTTAACGGTAGAATAAGCGCGCCGTATAGCTCGGTGAACATACCATTTAAGGCAGTCCTTGCTATTAATCCGCTATCACCATTGTTTATTATTACTTGTGCCATTTAGTCTTCCCATGTTTTTAAATCTATCCAAATAGCTTTGTCATTCCAGAATGTCGTAGCCAGTATCCAGTTATTTTCCATTGTGCTGAAAACTGCGCCTATTTTATTTAGAACATCGTTTACCGATGCGTTACATGCCGGATAAGTTGCTAATTGTCGTTTCGTATTTGCGTCTATATTTACTGTATCAGGAATTACTACCGCTTGCCCTGCAGCCAGGTCGGGCACCCAGTCAGTAAAACCATTTGCTTCCAAAACCGTATCCCAATTTGATAAAGAGCCTGTTGAATTGAGCACTACGTCAGTGATGCTTTCTCCCTGTTTCACGATATAATTATTCATAGGATACCTCCGGCTCTATAGCGATAATTCCCCCAGGTAATTGTTCGGCTTTCCATTTGGCTACCGTGGCGCCGTCGTTTTTTGCCATGGCCTGCCACCGGTTTAACTCGTAGGTAGCTTTCGTGAGGCCCGCGCCGATCATATCCTCAACACCAATACCAGCCATCGGAAACTGTAGGTTAGCACATCTCGAGTAGAGCATAATACCTCCATTCTGCACGGAAGGATTGTCGGTTGTAGCGAAATCATTGTTCTTCATTATGATTTCACGGGATTCTATGTCGAAACTGATATCGTACATTACTGCAGTATCTTGGTATTTTCAATGTCTGTTTTTTGCGTTGGCGTTAATTGCTGGCTGAACCATGTACTGGCTGCACTTTTTAATGCCGCGCCGCCATCGTTCGGTACCGGTGTCCAACCTGAAAAAACGTTTTTCAAAGAGTTTATATCATTTTCAATTTTATTGAGCCGGTCTACATTGTTTTGCACAATTACAAGCCCCCCCAGTGTCCCGTTATTGAAAATGATATTGTCGCAATTTACTAAAATCTTTAGCGCTTGGTGTACTTCCTGTATACGTGGCCTTCCTACATTGCCATCTGTAAACGATATTATACACTTTGTTCCCTCTACCGGAATTTCAATGAAAGAAGCCTGTTGCCCAATAAGTACTCGTAGAGGCACATCGTAGAGCGTTGCTATGTCCGTCGTATCACCTATCTGTACAGAAGCCGTAAAGGCCGTTTCATCAACAGTTAGGATTGTACCTTCAATAATAACATGCTCCCTGGTTGCGGCCCTTATAGCCCGCACCATTGCATCTCTTAATTCGGCTTCTTTGTCGTATCCGTTCATATTTCAGACAAAAAGGATAATTTAAGTTTTCGGTGATACCCGTTTTCTCCTATCTCGAAATCCATCCCGGTAATTACATAATTGGCAGACCGGTCAGGATACCTTATATCCACATAATTCGCTTTATCAAAAAGCTGGCAATCAGGATAAAGGAGTGTTTCGATTGAACCGTTGTACTTTTCCTGTTTCACTTTATTCAACGCCTCGGTAGCCAATTTTCGGTATAAATTTTCATCCCTTTTTAGCTTGTAAAAAAATACCTCTCGCATTTGCCCATTGGGGTCACCTACTTCAAAACTATCCCGGGTTCCATCTTCCCGATCAAACCACGCCTTAACTTTATATGATTGAAATAAAGTGTGTGGTTTCTGAAGATCGCACCCTATGACGTTTCTGTCGGTACGATATTTTACGACGTTCAGCGTATTGGATGCCACATTGCAGTATAATTGGTTACCGGACAGAGATATGTTAAATCCCAGGTTCTTTTTTAACCAGTCGAGAATAGCAGCCGGCGACATCATGGCAAAGGTGACGTTCACAAGGGTGAACTCCGGCACATCATTTATTAGCTGAAGATGGTCCGCGTTATCGGCCTTATGGTCAATCGTATCGTTTGTGAAGTCAATAAGATTTTGTAACAAGTTCTTAAGCGTAATACTTTGATACGAAGTACCAACACTGGCAACCGACTTTTTCGACTTCTTATTTTTCTTTATCAATACTCGTTGACTTCCGAAAATGCCCTGATTTAACCAGTACACATAATCTGCGCAACGAATTTCCAACGGTGTACCTTCGATAAAATCAACTACAAACCCGGTGAACACCTGCACCCAATCATAACCGACGTACCGTGCCTTGATCGTAATAGGGTCGCCGGTATTGAATAAATTTTTCGGATAATCCGTTAAGTAATCATGTTTCCCATTAGTGTATTGAATGCGGCAGTTTATCGGCACCACAACCGAACATTCAGCACCGATATGACAACTGTCATTCTTTGAGCTGACAGAAACCACGGTCTTCAGCTCCTTATCGGCAATAACGACTGATATTTGTGCATTAAAATACATCAGGTAACGAGTAAAGTTTGTCCGGCTACGTTTTCATAGGCACGGATTCGCAGGGGGATATTCTTTGATCCGCGCACCGTTGTAGGTGACACCGATTCAATAATTATTTCCTGCATTCCCAGTTTATTCAAATAAGTATTTTGGATTTTCTGTACCGTGTCAGGTAGCCACACATTCGACCAGATATTATCCAGCGCGTCCTGCGGGAAAATATAATCACCGGCCTGCTGCGCTCTGACCACGCATTCAAATTCAATTTCGTAAGGCTCACGCAATATTCTTTCTACTACCGAAACGCCATCGAGTATTTTACTTGTGGCGAGAACTTTTTTACCGCTCACGTATATAGCCGTATCAGGTGGCAAGGTTATTCCACCGATAATTACAAGGCTCGGGTTATTGGTCAGATCTTTGGCCTGGGGAATAAAGGTCACCTTATCGCGTGGCAGTTCCTTGCCGTTATAATTAACTTGCTCAGGCGAAGGATCGGTATCACCGGTTGTTTGTACCGGTTTTTTGGCATCGCGCGGCAAAGTCTTGCCCGCATACCGAACTGAACCATCATTCAAAATGGTGTCCTTTACGGCATTGGTTATTTCATCTACCTGGTTAATGCCATCCCGCGCAATAACGTCGGCAGCGTCTTTTATGAAAAAAATAATGCTCATTCGGTTAAATCTTCAATTCCAACAATTTTAGTCACCGAGGAATCAAAATAGTATATATAATGGGCCAACAAATAGGTTCCTATTCTATTTTTTGCCCTAAACTTGTGATCCATTTTGTATTCCAAAAACCTACCATTTGTAATATCATTTTTTGCTTCAGGAAAAGTGGTTTCGAGTTGAACCTTTTTGTTATCAATTTTTTGTTTAAGTAGATCATACTTATTACTCAATGATTTTGAACTATAATAACTATTTCCCGAAAACAAAGCATCGCCGGATTTCAATAAATAATCAGAACTTTCTTTTATTAATTCAAGTTCGGTTAATGGTGTAATTGGGCCATATTCAACAGATTGATAACTATCATAATCATCCAACGTTTTAGAAAGGTCTTCTTTGATCAAATCCTTAGCTCTTTTTTCCGGTGTTGAACATGCGAACGTTAACGATACCAATAGGAATAAAACTGCATTTTTCATAACAAAAATTTTTCCAATATACAGTTTCCTTTCTTTATTGGGTAGAACTCTGGCTATATGCCACGTTGTTCAATGTGCGCAACATCACCTCTACAGCGTCTTGGCCTCTGGCTTTCAATTGTTTATTGTCGCTGGTGACGATCTTCTGCATCGTGTCAATCTTGATATTGATCACTTTGGCCTCGCCTAATCCTCCCCGCGCACCAGCAAGGGCAGCAGTATTGTAGGCATTATTGGCTATACCACTTCCCAGTCCTTTATTTACATCGGATTCTTTCACCCCTTCTCTTTTTAAAACCCTAACCCACATTTCCGCAGTTTTTAATGCCTGCTTATCACTTGAATTTTGATCTTTTAATTCCTTGATTTGTTTCCCTGCTTCCTGCATTTCTTTATATAATTTCATATCACCCTGTTGCACTACTACCCCTCCCGCTCCTGCGCCAAAACCTCCACCCCCTGTAACAATGACACCAGTTTTGCTGGCATTGTATTTTTTTGTTAATTCATCATACTTTTTTTGGGCATTATTAATATTGCCTTCATTTTTCATTCTAATTTGATCATCAATCTTTTTTTGTTGATCTTCCGCCTGTATTAATAATGCCCCTTTTTGTTGCGTACTAAGATTATTTCTATTTTTAAAAGTACTATGTATATCATTCGAAGATTTAATGATTTCTTCATGTGCTTGTTTGAAGTCTTTTAGATGGGTTATATTATCAACTGCCTCATCAATTTCTGCATTCATTTTTGAAAGTTGTTCAACAATCCAACCCAATGCGATAGCAAAAGCTCCTACACCAGTTTCTAATAACGCTATTTTAAAACCTCCCGCCGCTACCTTACTTTCTTCAACTGCGGTTGTCATTGATCGCTGTAAGGTGATGAGGTTTTTTAACTCCAATGAATTAAGTCGATGAATTACATGTATGGCCGCCATTGTTGTTTTATAGATAATCCACATAGGAATAATCTTTAAAACAATATTCACCAGGTCTTTGATATGGTGTAAAAAAAATTGGACAGGGGTAGATTCAAAAGCGGCTTTCACATATTGCATGATTTTTCCGAAGGCTGGAATTAAAGAAACTTCCAACTTGCTAACCATTTCTCCTATTTCAAGTTTAATAGAACCCCATTGCTTTTTTGCCATAGCAATTTTACCCTCATCGGTGCCAGCCATTGCCTTAGCAAGTCCTCCAAATTCCGTTTCAAGCTCTTTCAATATCATTCCTTGCGCCTTAGCGACCTGACCTGTTTCAACGAATTTTTTTATTGTTTCCTTTTGAGCAGCACTGAACACAACACCCTGCCGTTGCAATTTGGTCATACCGGTTAGCGGATCATTTAAAGCCTTACCTAAAGTATTAGCGGCTTCCGGCAAATCCATTTTGAAACGAGTGGCAAAATCAGCGATGGCGGGAATTGTTCTATCGTATATTTCTCCTCGTATAGATGTGAATGTAAGTAACATTGATTGCGCATCCATAATTTGTGCACGCCCAAATATCACTTGCTTACTTAATGATTTGGCACTTCCTTCCAGATCTTCGAGGGTTTTACCGGCAACGCCCTTAGTAGATGCAAGGGCAGCATTAACTTTTGAAACAGATTCTTCAAGTTTATCAAACGCCTCTTTACTCTGCTTTACAAATTCAAAACCGGCAAAGGCAGCGGTAATACCAAAGCCGGCCATTATCATACCCCTTAATTCTTTAAAGGTGCCTCCAATTTTTTCGCGCATACCAGCAAACGCAGCTTCAGCCTTTTGAACTTCTACTTTAGCAGTAACGCCCATGCTTTGAATAGCAGTTTCCATTTTCTTCATCACTTCGGGAACATTTCCTTCTGCTTGGACTGTGAAACCATAGACTGCCATAATAAGAATTTAGTCGTGATTTAAATAGGGCGCGTGTAATAATTTCAAAACGTGCTCTAATAATAAAGAGTTATCAATATATTCCTGAATTGTCATGCGCTTAACGTCCTGTTTCGTATATCCCAAAAAAGCCCGGAACAAGGTTTTTTTATATAAAACCGGGTTCCGGGCAATTAGTTCTTGAAGCGCCTGGTCTGATTCGTTGGTTATAAAAGTTATACTTTTATCAATATCGAAAAAAAGGGGGCGATTTTTTCACCCAATAACCAAAAACCAAAATTCATAATAGCACCAGAATCAGTTAAAAATTCTTCCCGGTTTTGAGCGGTAAAATTTTCGTCTATGATCAATAGCTTTTTTATGCATTTTACAGTAAGATCATAAATATCATCTGATTCCAAAGTAGTACCCGCTTTTTCATCTTCCTCCCGTTCTATGTTTCCACCGGTAAAAAGAGCAACTATTTTAAAATGTAACTTATGCTGATCACGATCAGTACGACTTAATTCTTTAAATGTCGCGGTTTTGGTTACTTGCTCGTAATCCCATGCATTAGTTTCAATATTAAAAGAATTGGGGGTTTTACTTAAAAAAGTAACTTCTTTTTGAAAAGTCTGCATATAAATTATTTGATCGAAATGGCTGTCCAGTCCAGGTTAACAATACTTTGTTTGTCTTTGGCTTTTACATCGAGCGATTCACCATTAATATTTAACCCTGTATGTGTTCTATTAAATACACCTGATACCGAAGTAATGGCAAGAATAGCCCCTGCAATCTGCGTAGATTCAACCAGCCCAGCTATTTGAAGTATAGCCGACAATTCCCCATTTTGCAAGGTGAGCTTACCGCTATATTTGGCTGCATTACGTTTTGAACCAATAGGCTCCTCTACTCCAACCGCATATATGGTTTCTTCTTCCCTGGCATTATTATAACTGATTGTTTCTATTGTCTGCAAAGGGAAAGTTCCGACATTTGGAATGATGAGCAACGCCTTATAATCGGCCGCCGTAAATATGAGGTTATTAAGGTTTGCCATGTTATAAAGTTGCGCTGAATTGTATTGTACCATTCACCGCTCCGAGAATTGGCGTAGGCACAATATTGATTACAAAATTTATTGTCTTGGTGGAGTTGAAATTCGGGCCGGTAAGAGTTATGCTACCATCACTTAAATCGCCTGAACCACTGGCTACCGATAGCGGGCCGATATAGGTATCGTAGAACTGCGCTTGCTTTGCATTTAGATAACCTTTATCAACTGCACCAGTCTTTACATCAACCGGAAGGTTTTTACCCATTTCACCGATGAAAAAAGTAAGAGCATCGGCGCTGAGGGCATTCGCCACGCGGTTATACTCCTGTGTGCTTAATTGCTTTGTGGGGTCTTCGCAAGTGGCGCCATCATTCCAGTAAAACCCGGAGTGTTGAAACCAGGTGCGCAGGAACATATATTGCTTACTACCCAATTGATCGATATAAGCGGGTGTCAAACCTGCCACAGGTGTATAATTGTCTACTACATATCCACCAGCAGACGATGTGAAAGTAGTATGACCGGTAACAGCAGTAAAAGTCTGACCCGGATTATACGTAGTACTGTTATATGTAATAGCACCTCCCTGCACAGTATAGGTATCCCCCACCGTCAATGTACCAGAGGTCGGTATTATAACACTATTGGTAAGATATGCTGCGGTAGTATTTACCGGGCCATCTTCAACGGCGCCAAATCCATGACCGATACTGATACGAGCGAACCGGCCCAATGCCAACCCTACGGCAGATACGCCATTGGGTTTTGTCCCGGTAATACACAGAGAGACACCGGGCGCAGCTTTCGTTGACATAGTCCCGATACTTGCCGGAGTAACTGTGCTACTCATATTATATCCGTCCACGATCGCACTGAACTGATATCCCTGATTAAACAGAGATATGCGGGCAGTTTCAAGATCAGTTATGGTGTCCAAAACATCCTGCGGGAAATCGGTGGATGATTGCGTAGCTACAGGAACATCGTAACACAGTCCGATCATCTTAACCCGTTGTGTCGGATCATTCTGCGCGGTAAATCTGATAAGATTTGCGAAGGTTGAACCCGCAACAAAAGTTGCAAAGGCCGTACCTGTTGATACACCAAACAACCACAATAAAGCCCCATCACCAGCTTGTCCGTAAAATTCACTCACCTGCTGGTATACCGCTACATTATTCGTTGAATCGTATGCAGCATTAATCCCCAGGGGTGTGAGATCGTCGAGGCTGGTAAGTAAGTAAGCAGTATTCAGCGCAAACGTATTGCTTACTGCTATTGCCTTACAGAACAAACCCATAACGCCGTCAGTGGATGGGGGAATGCCGGCGGCGTTATTGATTACTGATATGTTAATAGGGTGTTGCATTAGCTTTTAGCTTTATTTGCTTCTTCTTTGAGCAAGCGTTGCAATTCTTCCTCATCGAGTTCAGCCTGAGTTTTTACAGGTGCACTCTTTGCGGGTTCAACTGAAATCGTTTTAATAGCGGCAACTGATTTCGGTTTGCTGGCTTCTACCTGTTCTTTCGCGAAGCTGTTTTGCAGTAATGCGTTCAGGTCTTCAACCGTTTTTGGCACTTCGCTTTTACTCCTGAAATGCACGCGATATGCTGATGCCGGTGTAGTGTTGTTATGGCCGGGGTTGGTGAAGTCTTTGCGGAAATCACTGTCTTCCTTACTATCGTATAGATTACCACAACCGTGGAAATAACATTCGCCATATGCATCGATTACAGCGTGTATCTGAGGTATATTATTCTCGTGAGTTTTGAACATGATACAGTTTTTTGAAGTGAATTTTTTAGACAAGGAATAATGGCTACAAATCAGAGCCTGCGGTTATTGAACCACCGTTTTAACCCGTGTCGTAACCTTACCCCCGACGTTAGCAGTGCTGGTGGTCAAAAACTGTACTTTTAAATATCTTCCCTCAAATAATGCTGTATCACGTGCGAAACTGACTTCACTATCGGTTGTAGCGGATAGCGTATAACTTTTTGTATAAGTACTTTGGGCAACTCCCGCCTTGATAGGAAAAAATGTAGTAGGACTGTTCCCCTGGTAAAAACTCATCGTAATTGATGCGGTGCCAGATCCTGATTTATTCCAGTTCCATGTAAAGTATGGCAAACACCTGTTTGCGTGAGTAATTGGAATAATATAGGCCACAGTATCAGATACCTGAAGTGTATCGCCGTTGGTAGCCGATTGCAGGTCGATAAATTCACCCTGCTGAATATTGCGGGTAGTTGATGTTCGCAATTGGGCATTAACCGACGTAACGGTCAGAATCGAAAGAGAAACCAGTAAGAGTTTAAATAACGTCTTCATTCTTATAAAATTTTTAAAGAGATATAACTAAGCCCCGGTGTTACCCGGGAGCTTGTATGAGGTTTTTCTGTTTATACGTTACCTGCTGCGTAGGTTAACAGTGACAAACCGGTACCATCAGCACGTAAAGGTGCTATACCCATACGCAGGTCGGCGGACATTTTGTAACCGTAGTTCGTTGGGTCCTGAATCATGAACACATCCAGCATGCCCAGACCCATACCTATCTGTGAA